GGTATCGGGACAAAAGCAGCCGCGCAAGAAGAGGGCTACGCTCTAGGCATGTTGAACGGGCAAGTAATAGGATTGTCTCCCGGTATAGGCGGGGGAGAAACTCGTGTCCTCAGTGGCGTTCTTCCGGAAGGCTTATCTGTCGAACAACGAAAAGATATAGTAGCACAACTTGAAGAGATGGGCGCGACCTCTAGAGAAACATTCAGGTTAGAGCAAGAAGAACGACAGCGCCGTATGGGTATGTCTCAGGCAAATCAAGTAGAAATAGACAGTGGGGCAGGAATATATCAGGCCGGTGATTATATCGATCCTATGAGACCTAACACACGATACACCCCGCCCGCACAAGTTACATACACGAGTGATCCAGAGGATAGCGGCACTTCCGGTAATCAGTATTCTGTTCCTTCAACTGCTGATGCTAATCGTTCTGTAGGACAAGACTACAGCTACACTGCCTACGAACCGATGGCAGATGGCGGAGAGGTAGTGCAGAAGACAGGCTTTGTAGAAGGCTCCCCTGACAACTATACCAAGGCGCAAACTGTAGCCGACGACGAGTACAGACAGGTCAAGGAGGGATCGTTTGTTCTCAACGCTCCTGCAACAGAGGAGTTGCAAAAAAGGGGCATGTTGCCGACAGGGGTTGACAATCCCACTAAAAACACTACAATAAAAGCAAATAAAGGCGGGATGATGGACGTTGCCCTATCTAAGGGCGAGTACGTACTAGAGCCAGAAGACGCACAGCGTATCGGCTACGACAACCTAAGAGAAGTAAATAACAAGGGTAAGGCAGAAGTAGATCGTCGGCAAGCCGCATCTGATGGCGGGTTTATTGACGGATACGCAGCGGGAGACGAAGTGACTCGTCCTACTCCTAGTCCTGTTCGTCTTGCAGCCATACTTGATCAACAAGAAGTAGTAGAGAAACCCCTGACTCTGCAACAGGCGTATGATCGTGTCAAAGATAGATTTCCGTCAATAGAAAAAGCAAACAAAGAAATAGACTCTATCATAGATGAGTTGCCCTCAGAAGATGTTCTTGCCTTTATGATCTTGCGCGAGGCTTCTGTCCTTGGAAGGGACGGCATGAGAGCGTCCGGACATGTGGCCATGAACAGGGTACATTCGGACTACAAAGACTTTTCTGACGTTACAGACCTTGCGTCTTTGGCAAAGGCCAAGACATCTCGTGGGGGATATCAATTTAACGTATTTAATATATCAGATTTTCGCGAGGGTCTCGCAGAACTGACACAAACAGATTACGGTAAACAGGCTTACGCAGACGCCCGCGATCTTGCAGAAGAAATTTTCTATGGGTTAGACGAGGATAATACAAGAGGAGCATTGTTCTTCCGTAATCCTGCTATATCCACAGCCGGTGACTTTGAGAAAAAAGTACGAGACGCAGAATACATTCCCACGCTTACTGTGCGTGGAGAAAAATCCACACAAGAGTATTACCGTCCTATCGAACTTATGGACGCGGAAGATACCCGATACATTTACTAAATTCGTCAGCTACCCGCTACTGCGGCCCTGACACAACCGGAGCGGCTACCCACAGCCAAGTGGCCCCGCATGTGAGGTAAATAAAATGGCAAAAAAAGTTCGTGGCCATCGTGCCAATAAACCCAACGATTCTTTCGGAACAATCAACAGCGAAACTCTCTACAAAGGTGCCTACCGTGAGGAGGTATATCAAGACGAAGAGGATGAAACTGTAGAACAACACGCGGAAGAAGCAGCGTCGGATGAGAAATCCGAACCTAACTTTGCAGAAGGTGCTGAAAAAACAGATCACGATTACAAGAAGCGTTATGACGATCTAAAGAAACACTACGACGCAAAGATATCTGAGTTCAAGGCAAAAGAAGAGGAAATGACGGCGACCCTTACACAAGCTACTCGCCAGAAAAATATTTCTCTGCCCAAGTCTCCCGAAGAACTGGAAACATTCAAAGAGCAATATCCCGACGTGTATGATGTCGTCGAGACTATTGCAACGATGAAAGCCGGTGAACGAGCCGGAGAACTTGAAAAAGAACTAGAAACAATCCGTGAGAAAGAACAGAATACTAGGGTTCAAGCGGCATACCAAGAACTTACAAACAATCATCCAGACTTTAATGAGTTGCGTACGGATGAGCGTTTTCTCAAGTGGCTTGAAGAACAACCCGAAAATATCTCTGACGGCATTCTAAAGAACAATAGTGACGCCCGCTGGGCATCCCGTGTTCTTGACCTTTACAAGGTAGATGCTGGGATCACAGGCAAGAAACGCGCCAAGAAGAACGAGTCTGCTGCAGCGGCTGTAAATTCTCCAAAGGCACGTGACATTACCGGTGAAGCAAGAGGAGATGATCGAATCTGGAAAGCCTCTGAAATCGGCAAGATGAAACCTTGGGAGTTTGAAAAACACGAAAGTGAACTCGACAAGGCTCGTCAAGAAGGCCGAATTGACTACAACAATTAACACTAACCTCCAAATAGGAAGGATGAACTAATGGCTTTTAATAGCGCGTCAGGTCATAATAACCTGCCTTCCGGTAACTTTACACCGGAAATTTTCAGCCAGAAAGTCCTCAAATTCTTCCGTCGCGCTTCGGTTGCAGAAGATATTACGAATACCGACTACGCTGGCGAAATTGAGAACTTTGGCGATACTGTTCGCATCATCAAGGAACCGACAATCACGGTTTCTTCGTATGCTCGTGGATCAGTAGTAAACCCGCAAGACCTTGCTGACGATCAGACAACTATGGTTGTCGATCAGGCAAACGCTTTTGCATTTAAGATTGACGACATTGAAGAGCGTCAGTCTCACGTTAACTTTGAGGCTCTTGCCACTTCTTCGGGTGCATACTCGCTGAAGCGCAAGTACGACGCCAACATCCTGCAGAACATGGCAGACAACGCTGGTAACACTGGCACTTCTGTCGGTACTGCTGGCGCACCTATCGATATCACTGGTAGTGGTAACGAAGATGCTGCTGTAAACTTGCTGATGACAATGGCTCGTATCCTCGACGATCAGTCTGTTCCAGAAGAGAACCGCTGGTTTGTAGCACCTCCGATCTTCTACGAGAATGCGTTCAAGGCTGGTGCCAAGTTCGCAGAAGTTCAGGTAACTGGCGACGGCACCACGCCGCTTCGCAACGGTCTTGTAATGGCTGGCAACATTGCTGGCTTTAACTGTTACAAGTCCACTGCCCTGAACAACTCAGGAACTGACGTTGTGACGATCACTGCTCAGGACACTACCAATGACTTTGTTGTCATGGGCGGTCATATGTCCTCAACTGCAACTGCTTCGCATATCGCGAAGACTGAAGTTGTACGTTCAACTGAAACCTTTAGTGACATCGTTCGTGGTCTCCACGTGTTTGGCCGTAAGGTCATTCGCCCAGAAGCCATCGTTCAGGGTGTCATCAAGACTGACTAATAGGGAGGCTTAGTAATGGCTACTTACACTGTAACTGGCGCTGTCGCAGGCGTCCCTCTTGGCATCAAGCCGCAGATCGTAGAAGTCGTTCTTGACTTCTCGTCTACCAGCCTCACCACTTCGGACTCCGTTGAGGTTTTCGAAATGAAGGCAAACACTCTTGTCCTCATGGCGGGTGTGGAAGTCCTTACCGTAGCATCGACCGGTTCTCCGGTCCTTGACCTTGGTGATGACGCAGACGACGATCTCTACGTTGCTGCTCTTGACGGTACTGCTACCGGCCACGAGATCAACAATGCAGCCGGTACTGCAAAACTGTACACCGCTGCCGATACCATCGATCTGATTGCCAACACGGCAACCTTCGACGGTAAGGTACGTGTGTTCGCAGTGATTGCAGAGATGGGTACTGCAGAGACGGCGGCATCGTTCGCCTAACAAACTTGTCGGGGGGGCCACATGCCCCCTTGACATCTCTTTTTATACGTGATATATGCAGGAATCCCCTGCCGGGATAAATCCTTCAAACGGAGATTCCCTAATGAATTACATCACTAGCAATGTGCCCTATTTTAAAGCGTGGGTACGCAGAGAATACACAACCAATCACGACAGATATCATGGTGAATTTTTACACGCTATGGTGATTGGCGTAACAACACTACCGATGAGAACAATGTCTTTTCAAGTGTTGTTTACGGGATGTGAAGAAGAAGATAATGTACACGGCGGAGCAATGTGGGCGCGTATGCCTCTCACCGCCCTAGTCGGGGATACACCCTTAGATGACTGGCCGAAACCTCTTCCTACTTATTTGGCACAGCCGTGGGACTGTCAGTCACATCACCACTCAGTATACGTCCTCGACAGAGCCACACCAAGTCCGTGGCTTGCAAAGATTGACGGGGAGTTCTACCCCGCAAAGTATTACTTCACCGTTGACTACACCGGAACAGAAGTAGCCGACGATCCTGCACAGCACAAACAAAGTCACGTGCTTGAATTACTAGACGCAGGAGAATACACGGGCAATATAGTAGCCCTTCCTAATAATCGGGTACGGGTCACAAACCCTGCTTGGTTTGTAACAGGTGATGGTCCGCCGGACTTTGCACCTAGTCAGTGGGTACACCACTCTAAACAAGACCCTAACTATGTAAGTGATACATCTAGGGTATTTGATAACCTTTACGCGGAGAGCGATTATGAAGAAGATGATGATGAAGAGTAAAGGCATGGCTCGTGGCGGACGCATGAAGTCGAAGGGCATGGCTAAAGGTGGTCGCACGGCTATGAAGTCAAAGGGCTACGCAAAAGGCGGCAAGACAAAATCAAAGGGTGCATCACGCGGTGGCAAGAAGCCCACGATGACTCTTGCACAAATTCGTGCTGCTGCAAAAGCAAAAGGCTATAAGCTTGTAAAGGCGTAGTCGGATGGCACGTCGTGGACTATACGCAAATATAGCAGCCAAAAAAAGCCGCATCAAAGCCGGTAGCGGAGAGAAGATGCGTACGGCTGGTAGCAAAGGCGCACCTAGTAAGGCTAACTTCCGTCGTGCCGCGCAGACCGCAAGGAAGAAGTGATGGCCCGCAAACAAGACAAAATGCCCGCCCGCAACAAAAAGAACTTTCGGCCTACGAAAGCAGGGGCGGGCATGACTAAGGCTGGGGTGGCTGCATACCGCAAAAAGAACCCCGGTAGCAAACTCAAGACTGCAGTGACGGGCAAAGTGAAGCCCGGAAGCAAGGCAGCAAAACGTCGCAAGTCGTTCTGTGCCCGCTCTGCAGGACAGATGAAGAAGTTCCCGAAGGCAGCGAAGAATCCGAATAGTCGTCTTCGCCAAGCACGGAAGAGGTGGAAATGTTAAACCTACTGATAGGTCCGATTTCTCAACTAGCTAGCACATGGCTAGAAGGCAAAGTTGAAAAGACAAAAGCTGAAACAGGTGCGAAGGTCGCAAAGGCAAAAGCCGAAGCGGTCATCATGGAAAAGAAAGCAACAGGTGAAATAGACTGGGACTTGGAAGCAATCAAGGGTAGCCAGAACTCGTGGAAAGACGAGTGGCTGGTTATTTTGTTTTCAGTGCCACTTATACTCGCCTTCATCCCCGGAATGGAAGATGTCGTCGCACACGGATTTCAACAACTGGAGCAAATGCCTGAATGGTACCAGTACAGCTTGGGCGTTATTGTTGCTGCAAGCTTTGGCGTACGAAGCGCGACGAAGTTCTTCGGAAAGAAATAGGCGTGGCTGACGTAACATTTGAACGCATCTCAAAATGGAAGCTACTGCCCCGCTTTATGATGCTTGTGATGACTCTGATGAGTTGGCGTTGTGCAGAGTGGTTTATGAACTTGGACGCCCCGACAGCAGCACAGTCCGCATTTGTAAGCGTTGTGATGGGCGCGATGACAGGTGCGTTTGGCATCTGGATGGGCGGCGAGAACAAAGGACATCGTAATGAAGTATAACACATCTCACTTTCTAGATAAGGTTATTCAGC